GGGAGATTGGTCTTTAGTATATTTAAGAGCGCAAAGAAATTTATCAACGCGCGGACGGCGAACAAGCGTGCCTCCAACATCAATAGAAGTGGCACCGCAATACTCGCAATCAACTAAACGATAATGGACTTCCTGAGTTTTCAAGAAAATCCCAAAATACAGCCAAATCTCAGCAACAACATCTTTGTTGAAAAAGTACAAACAATCCTCACGAATAGAGACGACAGAGTCATCGCCAAGAAGGTTAGCACGCACATGATCCATGAAATTGGAATAAGTAGGAGCAACATCAATAGACAAACAGGCACGAATCCACGAAACGCCAAACAGAATCATCTGAATGACAGTGTTAATAAGTAGAGTCAAGTACCACCCACTTGGGTTACCAGTGTGTGTATAAAGAAGATCTCCCCCACCAGTCACAACCAAGGTGTGAACGGCGGCACAAAATAAATTCCAAATCTCCAGATCGTGGCCCGGAACAAGCTGCTGCATGACATAGCACGCATAGGCAAACAAAAAAATTACAAATCGAGATGTCATAACCCTTAGCGTCACTACAAAGATTGTAGGAATAGGGAAGACGCCGCCGATTCATAATTTGGTTCCAGCCGCCATACTCAAATGGCATGCCAACGGTGAAAAAATGATCACGATGATCTTGTTCAGCAATAGCCTTAGAAAAAGGAGCGAACAGTTTGTAACATGAAAGATGGTGCTCATCAGGAGCAACTTTGTAAAGGCGCGTTTCACGATTATCTATTTTCGCGCGCTTCAAAATTTCGTCTTTAAGATTAAATTCCCAAATAGCATCAATTGGCTCGTTGGTACTAAGCGATTCATCGTAAGCTAAACAACGGGCAAACTCAACTGGATCGTTGTACGCTTCGGCTTTAGTTGTTAGGCCAGACGCCTTGGCTCGATAGCCAGGTGATCCCAATCGAGATTTAGGCTCAGTGAGTAAAAACATGTCACGAGCCTCTTCAAGAGAGGACAAAGGGCGGCGGTCAGCCAAAGGAACGGCAGCACACAAGTGCATAACTGTCCATTGGGCGGCCATGAAAGCATGATCATGGTCGATATCGCTAAAATCTTTTTGTTGGTAATCGACTTCCTTCAAGCGATCGATTTCTAAGTGCAGATTACGTTCAGATGGAGCAAAATTATCGGGAACTCTATAGTCCACTGCTCGAAGTAACTGCAGGTAGTCTCTGTCTAGGTCATATTTGAATGAATAAGGATAACTTTTAGGCAATAGCCCAACTACTTGTATAAACTTCCATTTTTGAAGGGAAGCATACGTGGGCTGACCAATACCTTTCGTGTAACAGACCGCAGGTCGGATCTCAGACGGCAATTCAACCGCTGGAATTCCAGTTAGCGGTCTCACTCGAAGTTTAAAGAACCTTTGTCATTCATCACGATCTGGCCACGGCATGGGCCATTTCGGAACGATCCGCGGTGAATTCCAAGCACATGCCCAGAACGCAGGACGATGACACCACCAGAATTTCCCTCCTCAGTTTCACCAGCGTATTCAAAACCGCCAGTATCATCCTCAGATCCTTTCAAGATTCGGACAACGTGAACAGCACGAGCCATATTCTTGGGATCATAACTCTGCATAGTAACGAGAAGATCGCTACCAGAGAAAAACTGACGAGCTTCGGCAATAGTTGCCGGAATCATGCTCTGGAGCCCATGGGCACCT